TATGCGGACTGTATGCAAACGCTAATGTTAACTTTGCTGCCTATGCATCTGATTGGCACGGTTCATCAACTACGAGTTATGATGGTTGGTACACAACAAACAGTGTAACATATGTACCGGGAACATGCGGCTGTTAATAAACCTGTAAATAAGTGGTTGGCAGTTAATATCTTGATGATAAATAATAACATTAATGGCCAATGGTATAACAGTCGTAGATAGTTTTACTACTGCAGATCAAATAAATTCTTATCTAAATGCTTTATCTCAAAAGTATTTAGCGAATAATGAATATGTTTTATCTGGTACTAATAGTGGGGTAGTGTCTTCAAGTGTTATAGCACTTGCCCCGTATGCTAATTTAAGTAATAGATACTACCCTACAGTAGCTACGTTACCCTATGATAATGATGGAATTAAAACATCTGGCCAGTTAGGTGGATATTTCACCCCGAGTAATTTAGGTGCTTCAATCTATCTTACCAAAAACATAGTATATAGCTTAGATGTAACACAGATTAAAAATGGTTCTGCGTACAAGTTCATAGATCCATCGAAATATAATAAAGGCCGTGGATTAACCCAAAAGGACCAAGATAATATCATTAACCACACAGTTGATATTAACTGGGTAAAATCTACCAATACATCTGATTATTTTGATGGTAATATAGTCAATTCCGATACATATCAAAAGTTTATACCTTACCAATCGGCATTTGAAACACTCAAAACAGATAGTAATGGTGTAATAAATGCACGTTATGATTTCGAATTCTTTACAGGTCCAGAGAAACAAACCTGGTCTGTTACTAATTCAGCCACACAATTAACAAATATAGGTTATTTTGATTTAAATTCTAAAATCTTAAACTTACTCTATACACCAGGCTCTGCATTATATGCCTGGAACACTGATGTATTTGGTAATCAATATGCTTTATACAAACCTCAAAGTTCACCTCATTCTTTCTATCAAGATGCAAACGCTATTGGTAATTTATGGGTAAAGACTATTGATAGTACTATTTCTACTGGCCCTGTAGCATTAAATTCGGTTTATACCAATTATATAAACGATACTATTACATACAATCAGTTAATAAACAATAACATAATAAATTTTGAAGTATTTTTTGATACTTTAATTATACAGCTTACAAATAAAGTTTTATACGAAAAGATAGTATTTGATTACAACACTTTTAGTATTGGTAATTCGTTACAGAACTTTTTACCTCTAACACTTGGTATTACATCTTCTTCTCCTATATCAACATTAGGATTTAGTACTGGTATTGGTAATTTAAGCCCTACCGCGCAAGTCTTTTATGGTGGTAACTGGTATGATTCAAATAATAAGACTATAACAATTTGTACAGTTCTTTCCTCCACATTTACAGGTAAAGCAGGTTCGCTAATCAGTACAAGCGGTCTTTCAAGTGTTATTGTGCCGGTACTATATGAATTAGATCTTAACAACCCACGGGAAAGAGTAAAAATATATCCAACTAATAGTTTATATGCGGAAACGTATGTAGAATATGTGTATCCAGCGGGTAAGGTATCGTATATGGAGAATCCGGTGTTTTGTTACAATAAAGATACCAATAAGTATATAGTCGCGTTTGTATCTTTCTTTGATACGAGCCAGAAACTCAATTTAATAACTTATAAAGTAACACCAAGCTAATGTCACTAACCACATATACATTTCCTCTTTCTGACTTAGGTGGTGCTGCAACAATTACCGGTAATGCTCCTTTTACAATAGTATTTCAACCAAGCGCTATTAATCTTGGTAAAAACATTATTGGTAACATATCTTATAGTATTTTTGAACAAGCTACACAGAAAACAACAGTTGTAACGAGGAATTATAGTTATAGTACATTACAAGACGCTTTAACTGGTAGCACTCAATATACTGATAGTAGAAGTAATTTTTCTCACACATTTTATAATTCAGCAAGCGGTGAAACAGTTAATACAGTTTCTATATCTGCAGTATTATTCCCAAGTCTTCAAGCAATACGCTATACGTTAATACCTGTTGTATATACACCTTGGTTAGTAGCTAACCCGGTTTCACCCGGTAATAACTACGTATTTAATAGTTTACATTTAGTTAAAAACAGAGCGTGGGGTACTAACAACAATCAATTTATAGTAGCAGAAGGTATTAAGTCTGGATCACAAGGGCAGTTAGTATTTTTTAATTCATCTGATTTATTATCTGATGAGGGTGTTAAGCCAAACTTACCATATATACCTACTCCTACCCCGACTCCAACACCAACACCAACTCCAACACCTCGTCCGACTTATACCCCTACCCCTACCCCAACATTTACACCACCACCACCGACGTACACACCTACCCCTACCCCAACATTTACACCACCACCACCGACGTACACACCTACCCCTACCCCAACATTTACACCGCCACCACCGACGTACACACCTACCCCTACCCCAACATTTACACCACCACCACCACCACCGACGTACACACCTACCCCTACCTTAACACCATGTCCTGCATACGGCACACAAATAGGTTCAGGTACATGTTATTATAGCGATTCAACACAATTAGGTAATTATACTGCTACATATGCTGATGGTGCGTGTGGTACATTTACTGCAACAAGTACAAGTGATTCTCGCTGTCCGGCTTACGTAACACGCACTCCTACCCCAACACCAGTACCACCTACTCCTACACCACCACCACCGACGTACACACCTACCCCTACCCCAACTGCCACGCCAGTCCCTCCCACACCGACCCCTACAGGTAATCCATGCCCTGCTGATGGTACACCAGTAGGACACGGTGGATGTACATATACAGGGTATGGTATCCTCGGTGAATACTCTGTTTCTTATTATGACGGAACTTACGATCCGGCAAGAGGTAGATGTAATACATATACAATTTCTTATCCAAATGACAGTCGTTGTCCTGCGCTACCAACACCTTGTCCATCTTATGGTCAATATGTAGGTAATACCTGCTTAAATGATAGCTCCCATCCAGAAAACCAATATCAAACAAGATACAATATATACGCCGACGGTAAGTGCGGTACATATAATACTGCAACAACTTATAATGATAGTACTTGCGGACCGAATAGTTTTTACGTAACACCAACACCAACACCTACGCCATGTCCATCAAACGGCACACTTATATCTCAATCTTGTATAGATCCAGGTAACTCTACAGATCAGTATTTAACACAACATAACGTATTTGCTAACGGTAGTTGCGGTACATATGTTATTAATTATCCTAACGCAGGTTATCTTGGTTGTGGTACTAACCCAGGTTATACAACACCAGCACCAACACCTACACCAACACCACCTCCTGCAGACTGGTATCGTTATCAAATTAATGGTAGTTCAGCACGAGGCCCATATGAAAAATCAATTATAGATTCAGTTTCTATATCAGCACCAGGTATTTTTGATTGCGGCCCATCGCCTGCGTATTTTGAATGGGGTGGTGATGGAACGTTCGGGGATCGATCTTCTAAAAATACTACTTGGACCCCATCTGATGGTCAATTAGGTGCTTATCCAGGGCCGATTGCAGTCCTTACTGCTGGGTGTTATAATGTAGCAACTCCAACGCCTACCCCTGCCCCAACATCTACACCACCACCACCACCACCAACACCCACACCATGCCCTTCAAGCGGTACTCAGTTAAGTGTAACTTGCGTAGATCCTAATAACACATCTCAACCTTATCAAAATCAGGTTATCACATACGCTGATGGAAATTGCGGTACATATACCGTTACTAACGATAATGAATCAAGTTGCGGTGTAAATCCGGGATGTCCTTCTGCAGGTAGTGTGTATAATTATGCATGTTCTTATTCTTCACCTACTTCTTGCGGTGAAAGATTCGTTACATACAACGATGGTATGTGCGGTGTTTACGATGGTGGTAGTTTAGGTACAGATTGCGTTCACTGCCCACCTACAGAATCATGCCCTTCAGAAGGTACTTTACTTTATAAAGCTTGTAACTCTCCAGGCAACACAACAGATGAGTATGAAACAACTGTTAATATAGTAGCTAACGGTGATTGTACTACTGCAACAATTACATACCCAAATGACTCGAGCTGCCCTGCAAATCCAGATTACAACCCAAGTGGTGGATGTCCTATAGAGGGTACATTCTTAGGTACTACTTGTGAATGTCAAGCTGAAGACGACCACGCTACATTGTATAATCTTTATGCAGATGGTAATTGCGGAGAATATTATGACCTTGTTGAAGCAGATTCAAGTGCGTGCTTTACATGTAAAGTAATACAAAACTGAGTAATAATGTTACATAACTCACAATAAATATTATACATGATTCTTAGTGCTACACCAGTATTATTAAATTATGGATATGATGATAATATATCCATTAAAGGTGGTGTGGTTTATACTTTTGATGATGTAAATTATACTGATTCCTCACTACTGGCGAGTGCAGTGGATATTACACTTAATAATGAACAGCTTTTAGTGCTAACACAGCAACTTAAACTGAGTAACGGTTTAACTAACGAGATAACTGCACCGCTACCTGAGAGTTACGTCTATAGTACATTAATAAGAGATTATGCTGGTAATTACCTGTATGCTACAGACCCTCTCAATACAGAAGGCAGTACCATCAGTTTAACAGTTAACCCTGCATCTGCTACAGTATTTAATTTTTACTTTACACCCACACCACGCACAATACAAATATTTTATTCTATACCCTATCAAACATCTACACAGAATATATATTTGGTATGTAATAGTAATATTAATACAATTTCTGGTAGCCCAGTAAACACATTAATAGATCCTTCATCTTATACCTATTATTATATGTTAAGCGAGGGTGCGCTCTCGTTAGTGTCTCAAGCTTTAGGTATACAAACAGAGTGGCTTGTTAGTAACGGTAATAGTGTTTATTTTAACGGTATTTCAGGTACTTCGTATAATAATTTAGTATTACCAATGAGTAGCGTATTTTACGCTACAAGACTAAATGATAGTAATACTCATAACAGTTTACAGGCATTAGGTCAGTCTGATTTAGTAAAATATAGAAACACTAATGACTCCCTTATTGTTGATAATAGTTCTGGTAACGTACCTTTTAACTATCTTATAAGTAGTGCATTTAAAAATTTAACAGCAGGTAATGCAGTTATAGATGCAAACATTAACCCACTAAAGAATTATTATTCTCCGATGCACGGTCAGACTGCTGTATTAAGTGCAAGTTTAAGAAACTACACTAAAATATACACCGGCCTTAACGAAGATGATGGGTTTGATAAGATTTATATAGGGTATAATGCAGATACGTCAAGACTTACCTTTACAAAAGACAACGATACGTACTTCCATTATCCATATAGCAAACCTACTACATCTCCTTTATTAAGTTCTAATACATATATAATTCCTTTAAGTAGTACAACACTAATTGATTATGGTGCACGAGCAGATGTATCACCTTTCCGTGCAGACAAGATATTTAAAAAGACAGCAGGTTATAGAAATTATAGTAGCTGGGGTCAAACATCAAACAACCCACAGAACGGAGTGTATTTCTGTTCTTGGTTATCGGCTGCTGTTATAGGTACGGATAACGTTACAAGACCGGTTTGGGTTGATAGATATTATAATCCAGCTGCTGTAAACTTAACAACAATTGAAGGTAGTTTAATATTAGGTAATAAAAACTTATTAATTGCGAGCTTAAATAATTATCCTAATTTAGTGTGGGATGTACCTTCAACTTTAACCTTTGAACAAGGTGCATTGTATTATTATCATAGAGTTGGTGAGCAAGATAATCAAACAATCGTTGATAGTATTACTGGTTTAGCATATCATATTGAAAACTGGGACACAAACTTAATTAATAGTGTAGACGGGTTAACTGCAGGTAGTATAGTTGGTTTTCAACCTTCTAATCAAGTAACAGACAGTACTTTAAAAGTACCTTATTATGATGTAGGTAATACATATGGGTATATAAACACAGCTAATAGCGATTTTACAAATAGTGCTGGTACCTCTTTATCTTTTTACGCTTATCAACCAGATTGGACTAAAATACAAGGTGATCAAATAGTCGGTAATTATTTTAATGGTGGTGTCGGGTTATTTAATAATAACAAAATACTAACACCTTACTTTACCGTAGCAGCACGTATGGATTCAAGTACTGGTGTAGTAAGCAGTACAATACAAACATATAATACTGATTTTGTTTTATTAAATTCTGAACCTTATAATTTTACAAATTATATCTATACTCCATTGTTCGGTGGTTCTGTTGCTTCTACATTATCTGCAGCATGGACAACTCCTTCGTTTATAGTAAAGAATACATATGATACTTCTTATTATATTGCAGATAATTACGCTTATAAAAACTATTTAGCTACACTTGACCCATCTGATTTAATAACCAATAGAGTACCATTAAGTACTAATTTACCTTTTGGAACAATAATAACCGATACATATATTGTACCTGGTAGTGGTGGTAATGTTAACATTGTAACTAAAAACCACCCTTCAACTTCTACTGTATCGTATAGAAGGTACAACACAAACGGTGTTTTATTGGCTTCTGGTACAAATACCAATTCTTCTGCTACTACTGCATATAACAACTTTACTTTAGATTTATCTGGTAATGTTATTTGGTATTCAACTAATATACCTACTACATCTTCTGCTTCAATAAGTGGTTATGAAATGTGGTACGGTACTAATGCTACAGTAGATAGTAGAAGCAACGTATTCACTCTTTCTGGTAATGGTATTGATGGTGTTTCTGCTACTTCGTGGGTACTTAATAAAAATGGTATAGCTGTACTCGGTATAAATGCTCCTGAATATTTAAATTGTGATCAAGCTGATAGCCTTTGGGTTACATACAACAATAGCTATGTAGCTAAGATAGATTACAACGGTAATGTAATTTGGACAAAACAAATTAACATTAACAACCCTATTGTTGCACCAACAAGCATTAGAGTAGTAAACTTCATAGCAGAATATACTTCAAGTGGGGTAGTGTACTATGGGTTAATTCTTGATGGTAAGTCACAATTTGTTTATAAGTTAGATATGGATGGTAATATAGTTAACAGTATGTCTATACCAGGATTAATACCTGGTGGTGATAGTACTGGTTTCGATTACCAAAGAAAATATGTTGCCCCATATATAACAGTTCCTGGTGTTAGAGCTAAATTAGTAACCGGTGATTCCACAGTACCTAACCCTACACCAAATTATATTACTTTAAATTATGGTACATCTGCGTTAGAAGCAGGGTGGCATAACTTTACAATCACTTTTGATCAAACCAATACTGCTAAGTTATATGTAGACGGTAAAGTTGCAACACAACAAACCATTTACACACCAACTCCTACCTCTTCAATTCCACCACCAACAGTAACATTAATAATTAATGGTATTGCGGTTAATAACGGAGATACAATTAACGTGGCTTCAAATGCTACAGTTAATGGAACTGTATTTGGTCAGTCTTACGGACAATTCTTAAATGCGGTATCAGCTGATATATCATATGATGGTGGTGCTACATGGATTGTTGGTAATGCTCCTGTTACCGGGTGGTTGTACTCGTATTTTGGTCCACCAAGTGGTGCTTATGTAACAGGTGGTGGTGCTAATAGCAATTACCCATTAACTGCTACAGGTCCGTCTTCAGTAAAGATAAGAGCTTTAGCTGCTGATGATAGTGTGCCAGCTCAAACTTCAGGCTACAAGACAATAACTGTTAACTGGTCGGCTCCTGGTGCATCCGTACCACCTAATATAATAAACCCACCAGTAACAACCACTCTACCTTCAATATTGTATACTGTTTACAATTATAAAAACAACCCACAAATAGCTATAGGTACAAGTAACTTTAAAACTGGTACCTTAAATAGTTGGATTAAAATACCTGATACCTATATATTTGATGGTAGTATAGCGGATTTACGTGTTTATGATTTAGCTTTAACCCCATCTGATGTAAAAGCAATTACAAAGAATTATCTATTAAATCAGTTTAGCGATTTAACATGGAATATACCAACAAATACCCGTGGATATATTGAAGAAATAGAAAGATTCTTCTTACATCGTTTACCTGGTTCTAAGTCTCAGTATTATAATATTAGAGTTAAAAACTCTGGTATAAAAGATCCAGCAGTACAGGCTATAGTAGAAAGTAATTTACGAGCAGCTGCTGCAAGTACAGCACCAGCTCACACACAATTGCGATCCATAATCTGGGAGTAAGTATTAAGCCGTGGCATCCTATACCAATACAAAAGAGACAATCGCATATTACACCAGCTCTACACATGGCTGGACATATACGACAAATATATGGACGCAGTTTACGAGCGAAATAAGCAGCTCTGGGTTATCAGTAGCTGCTCAAACTGATGCAAATGCTGTAGAAACAGCTCTTTCAAATTATGCTAATACAGCACCTTTAGGTTTTAATACCTATTCCTATACTCAAGGTAATGCTTCAGGTACTATTAATATAGTTGATGTAAGTGGAGATTATACTCACTCTGCAGGTCAAAGAGTGTTTGATATTACAGTAACCATTAATGCCACTGATCCGGTGTTAATTACAGTTAACACAAGCCCTGCAGGTATAGGCACTGTTACGCCTTCATTTTTAACACCTTTAAACTCGACACCAACCATATCGATAGATCTTACCGGGTCGGGTTACACATTTTCGTACTGGTCTGCACCAGCTGGCGCTGTTTCTAATATTTTTAGTCAAACTACACAATTTACACCAGTACAGGGTGCAATTAGTGTAACTGCTATTTTAATACCTATAGGTACACCTACCCCCACTCCGTCTCCGACTGGTATACCTAATACACCAACCCCTACACCAACTGTTACTCCAACAGGTCCAGCTTATCCAACTGTAATATTACAAATTAATGGATTAACTATTAGTGGTGGTAACCAGTACGTACCAATAATAGTTGCAGCTGGTACAACAGTATATGCTACTGTTATAGGTCAATCTTCAGCTGGTATATTAGATGCCATCTCTCTTGATACATCAACAGATGGTGGTGTAACTTGGACTACCGGGGTAATGTATGATACGTTTAGTCCTACTACAGGATTCGGTGCAACAAGCGCTATAGGTACACATTCTGGTTCATATACATTAACAGTAAGAGCGCTTGCTGCAGATAATGCACCACCAAGCGGTCATACTTCTGGTTACACATATGCTACTATAAACTGGGCACCTCCAGGTCAACTTGCAGTTTATTCACCAACTGTAGTAGCCCTTACAAACACACCACTTTGGGTTGAAACTGTTTACCCGATATCTTATGGTGTAACACAATACGGAGTGAACTGGGGTGATGGTGGTAGTACAGTACCGGTAACATACACTGCTTCTGCTACTGCTGAAAACTTTTTACCTTATACCTATCAAAACGCAGCACCTGGTAATTCGTTTTACAACGTAACAGTAAATTCACTTAATGGTGTATTAGCAACTGCACGTACTTTATATAGAGGTGGTAGTTTATCTGGTCTTTACATTAAAGATACTCTACCAACATATAATGTAGCTAATTATTTTGATCCTACAACTCAAATACCTACATTACCTTATCAATTAAAGGATGTATTGATTGGTTCTAACGAATGGGCAGTAGCAGATGTAATAAATGCTTCTTTCACTAAGTTATACGATAATTTTGATTATATAAGAAATGCTTCTCAGGCATTAAACATTAACAATACATTTTATTTAGTAGAATGGACTGCGCAATTAGCTCCTAACTCTTATTCAACTGGTGTTTACAATTCATCTGCTTTTGCATGGCATACTAATATAGCCGGACTAAACTGGGATAATTCCTTCAGTAACATCTCTGCAACTGGTGTTGCAGATGGTATCATTAAGGATATAAAATCGTATAGGTTTACAAATAATTTATCTCCTGACTATTATACGTACATTGCTTATAGTGGTGCAGGGTTAGTAGCTGATCATATTCAAGTACGCACTAACGATTGGCGTAATACATTAATACTAAGTGCTGCAAACTTAGGTAACAGTATACCTGTATTTAACAGCTTAAGTGCAATTGACGTTATTGATAATGAACTTTACATTCTTGATACTAATACGGTTTATAAAGCAGACCTGGTAATTACAGGTGCTCTTTCAAGTTCAGGTCTGAAGGGTGTTCAAAAAGTAGGTGGTAACACAGGTAGTATTTCAGATCACAACAACTTTAACGTTGCTACAGATATTAGAGCATGTAACGAGTTGTTATATGTAGCTGATAGTAACAACAGTTGTGTTAAAGTGTACAACACTGCTTTAAGCTGGGTTAACACTATTTACAACTCAGCAATGAGCGCTTACAGTATACAGCACGTTGAAGTTAATCCTGTTACTAATAATGTTTATGCTTTAGGTCAAACATTTGCACCTATTGCTCCTGTATTAACTAATGTAAGCTTGTTAACAGCTGTAAAGAGTGTAAGTGCAGTTTCAGTACCAGATGTTACAGTTTATAGTGTATCATTTGTACATGATGGTGCAAGACTATTAAACAACACCATTAATTCATTATCAGCGTTCTCGCTTTATGGTTTAATAAATGGTGGTCAGAGCTATACTTTATTAACAAGTGCAGTGATGTTATCTGCTGCAGCTGTTTCTTTAGGTGGTTCTATTATAGGCCAAACACAGACAATTACATATGCTGCAGCTTCTGGTATCACGTACAGTGGTTTTGCAATAAAGGCATTAGGTAATAATGAGTTTAGTTCTGGTTTATCAAACACTACACCTACTGCAGCCAACTACACCTATTCCTCTCCGTATGTAGTATTTGAACTTGATAGTGATAGCAATTTAGTTAACTCTTTCCCGTTACCAAGCAACACAAAGCACATCAGTCCAGCTGGTAACATTCAATCAACTACACTTATAAAGAAGATGGTAGTCGATCCTACAGGAGCGTTCATGTATTTCATTACACCTAATTACATTTACAAGTACCTTACAAGTGGTGTAGCTTTAAATCGTATTACCGATCCTAACTCTTATAGTTTAGGTGCACAAGAAACCTTTAAGTCAGGTTACATTGATGATAGATTAAACTTTTTCTTACCTACAGATGCTCGTGTATTTAAATACGTAGATATACCTAATACATTAAATCTTTACAATGTAACCAATGTAGATCCGCTGTTCTTACCGCTCTCTGCAATTACAATAGATCAAAACGAATTTATACAAGACTGGGTTTATAATAAGAGTGTGTTACGTCTTCTTAAGAACCATGAAATATTGTATAAAGCAATACAGGGCAGATACAATGTAAGTCTTGATTACAACGGTAACTTAATTCCAGCTACATTTGGTGGTAATGGGTTTACTGTAATACCTTTAAGTAGTATGGATATTGTCAACACTTATTCTATCGATCAAAACTACTTTGTACATAGCAATGAATTTGTTACAACAGAGGTTGTTAACAGAGTACTGACTTACATATTTAACTTACAATCAAGTATAATTAAATTAATAAAACCTAAAGTCAGTAGACAACTACCTTCACCAGGTACAGGTAATAAAATTTAAGTAAAGAAACCTTTAAGTAAGTCGTACTTTATAAACTTACCTGGTACTTCGAATATACGTAAAACAACTTGTCCGTCTGGTGCACTGCATTTAAATAGCGCCTCTTTATGAGCTTGATACATATCAATTGCGTTTATACTAATTTCTTTTAACGAAATTTGTTCTGTAGTGATTTCATTGTATAGACCTATTACAGCAATGTATTGTTTCATGTATAATGCAAATATTTATTAAATCCTTGTTAAAAGCAAGTGGAGTTATATTTTTCCTATGTTATAATAACCAGGTAAATAAAACCTTATGCAAACAATAGCAGAAAACATCATCGTAAAAGACATCAATACCCGCACCCTCGGTGACGAAAGTGTAGAGACTCGTATGAATGCAGCTGTCCGTCGTTTCAATCCAACTAAGTACAATGTACTTGGATTCTTGAATCGTTCAAGTCAAATCATTCTACAACCTCGTTTTTACAACGTTCGTGACTCCAAGGGCCGTTGGGCTAAGGTTCGTCAATCACGATAATCATTAAACCCGCAAGGAGCCTACTATTTCGAGTATATAGTAGGCTCCTTTTTTTTCAAATGTCCGTTAAATTTTTAGATATAGCGTTTGAATGTAAGATGGCATCTTTTCAACAGGATGCAGTTAAGACTCTTTTATGTATAGAGGAAGATAGAACTATAGATATTGATACGGTAAAGTTATTTAAAGATGACTTTCCACTCAGTTTCCGGGAGTGGCTTTCCATAAATAATCCAGAGGCGATTTTTTTTAGTGCAATCCCAAAAAAGAATATTATAGTATATCCTGATTTTTAATAATATGCAATTAACGATAATTGGCAATGTTAGTGAGTTAACTGGTAACGAACAAAAAGCTCTTTATACAGATGGAGCAGACATTACAACAGGTATGTATTACCTTGTTGCTGATGCAAAAGAGTTTACCGTACAAGGTAAAGAGGTTACACCTAATCTCCCTGCTTTACGTAGCTTATCTGCAACCTCTAATATTAGTTGGATTATCACCAACTTCCGTGGTAATAGAGTAGCATTCGGTTCCGCCTCATCTTAAAGCTTGCACTAACTTAATAAAGTACCATTATAGGTACTATGAATAAAGCATTCTTACGTAGACAAGCCGCTTCTAAGTGGAAAGACTTACAATGTGGTATCTGGGAACGATGGGACTATCGTTGCTGTTATCTTGTTATACGTCAGCTCGATAACGGTAAATTTAAACCGATGATCGGGGCTATGGGTGATTTGAGTATGCCTGGTGCAGACTTACCACCAGAAGGCTATCATCAGCTTAATACATTAGAAGAAGCTAAAAACTTTTTACACAAATATGTTGCCTATATTCGTGAAGTATGGGATAAACAAGTATTAGAAAACCGTAAATAAAACCATGACAACACATCAAATACTATTCGCAACACTTACTTGGGCTACTATAATTGCGGTGTTATACTCTTTTATAAACTGGAAGCATATTAGAGAGTGTTATGCAATGTGGTTCAAGAAAGAGTACTGGACAAATTATAACATAATTGAATTCGTTTCGTGGGCTGCTAAAGCAATTATTATTGTACCGGGATTGATATTCGGTATTAATATTTGGCAGCTCTATTATTTGACTCTAATTACAAGCGCTACATTGATATGGGCAAGCCGTAAGAAATCTCTACCTACATTGGTCGGTTTCAATACTATGTGGCTGTGGTTAAGTGCAATGGTGTTAGCACAGCACTGGGTACGTTAAGCTTGATTACTTTTGGTGATCTTGTTTAATAAAGATTGAAGTACTTACATGAGGGTAGTCTCCAGTAAACCGAGTATCCGGTAATGTATAAGGTACAATACCGGTATCCTGTACTACTTTAGGAAAGCTAACCTGATCTTGAGTAGTATATTTAAGTGTCTGCAAATACCATCTATCTAAGAAATCTTTTACTTTATCGTTACGGTTATTAAACGCAACAAAGCACGTCAACCAAACACCAAAGTGGTCGTCCTTGTACATACCATCACCTCTACCCTCTTTACGGGGGTAGTTAACCCAAAAATCTTCATCATACCCATCTCTTATATAATCGTGATACTGTCGTATGACGTCTTGATATGGTTGACACTTACCAGCATACTCTCTACTTGTATACTTGGATAGATACGAACCAAATGCTTCCCATGCTAAATGGCCTGCTCTCAATTCGTGCTGCCAACTAACAATATCATACTTTGCACAAAGCTCAATCATATATTCAGCAACATCTGCAGCTGTAATTTGTATAGTACCATCTAACCATATCACCACATCATACTCTTTTAAGCGTGGTATGTTGTGCCAGGCCTGTTTATAATACTTTGCTAAATTAAAATTGTTTAAATTACTCAACAAATCTGAAGATGATGCCTCTGCCCATCTGGTAAGTTTTTCTGACTTATTAGTAGAGTTGATATACAATCCATCATCTACTTTTGAAGAAAACTCTTTCCAGTATGGTGTAGTGTCTACTATCCACCCATTACTGGGTATGTTGATATTATCTGTAAAGCATATAAAATCGGTATCTATAGTTTGCTCAACAAAAGGCTTGCATGTTAGTTCATAATTTCCTAATATAGCAGTTATAAAAGCAACTTTCATTAATTAACTTATTTATCTATCGTGCAAACATTTCTACCATTCGCTAACTTTCGAGAATCTGCTAAAAGTCTTGATATGAAAAGACTCGGTAAGCAGCGTGTTGAAGTATTACAACTTCTTAACTCGTTTCATAAACCTGATTATAAAGGTTGGAAGAACCACCCTTGCCGGGAAATGTGGCGTGGACATGAGAACGCTTTAGCTGAGTATGGTATGACTGTTTGTGAAGTATGGAAAGAACGTGGTTATAAGGATACATGTTATGAGAAAATAGGTGCATACTACGATATATCCAAACCTACAACGTATCCTTGGTGGTTAGGTATGTTAGATGTACACTTAACACATCAATCAATGCTAATACAGAAATATCCAGACTATTATAAACAACAATTTCCGGATACACCAGAAGACTTACAGTATATCTGGCCCTCGAGTAATCCCGATACATTTCAAGTTTTAACCAGTAAATAATAACGTATGAAAACAACAATCATTATTCTTGTTCTTGCAGCAGCAGGCTTCGTAGCTTATAAGAAATTCTTCGCTAAGAAATCCGCTTCATCAGCAGCTCCTGCAACACCAGCAGCTACTGATTCAAATCAGCCTCAGCAATAATTAAAAAATAGTACTTGATTTTAACCTAATCAGGTACTATAATACCTTTCGTTCTTTTAACACTTTGTAAGTTTAATCGCTTACATTACAAAGACTCTTCTTCAAGTGAGCCTGAACCCTGCGCGTTGTTAACGTACCCACGCGTTAGCGTATACCTTCGCGGTGTATCTATAGTAAAATACAGGGCTGTAGAGTTTACCATAAAGGCATTTATTTTTTTCTTGACATATTAGGCATTTGTGCTATTATTGTATTTGTTAACTTAAACAAACAATAAAAACAAGATAATATGCAAACAGTCGCTTCAATGCGAGAATACATTAACGAATATGTTCGTAGCCAAAATATTGAAAAAATTGGCAACGAATTATTAAACAAATACTTTGGTATTCCGTTTAATCACGATAATAAGGAAGAATACTATATTAATAACATTCCTATGTCTGAAAACGATGTAAGGAAATATATTAAAGAATTCTTTCAAGAATTAGACACCCCAGCGGTTCTTGACTTATATCATCGCATTATTACATAATATGGATCCAAGAGTACAGAAACTAATTGAAATGGGCATACTACCAGACCCAAACTATGTACCAAGAGAAAAGGTAGCAAATAGGTTTGGTGTAATGGTGTGGGACCACAAAACAGCTGGTACCTGTCAAGTAATGTCTGGTGATAGCTTTAAGCAAGCTAAACAATATATGGCAAGACCAGGTCATAGATCTGGTATTCAAAAATTAGGTTATAGAGGTTAATATATGAAATTAAAAACACTGTTAGTTTATCTACTATTAATAGCTACTGCTTTAGGCGCTAACTTAAAAACAGTTACAACGTCTCGTACAATACACAGTAACCCTATTATTGTACCTATAACGGTTGTAGGGGTTAAAATAACAAACCCCTGTACAGAAATAGCAATTTCTCAATCATACACGCCTATTATAGAAGTTGATTATAGTAACGGTACAGTTATTTATAATCCTTCAGATTTAACTATAACTCAAAGCCCGTATCTCCTAACTCAAAGTGGTAGTACTTTTATTGGTGCACATAGCGGCAATACCACATTAACTATAACAGAAGGTAAAGTATCGGTAAGCGAAACAATTTATGTTAACCCTATTGAATCTGTACCTCTTGCAAGTTTAGATTCATTTTTAACTACCCCCGCAAAGAATGCTCGTATTATAGTGCCTATAGTAGTAGTAAACTATTACCCAACTGTTGATGGTATAAATTTAGATACAACACGTGCACCAGTGCAAGGCAATGTATACGGTAGCATGACTCTCACTCAAGTAAAATTACGTACAAATGATAATCAAAAGCTAACCAAGTACGGTATAGAAGAAGGTTCTAAGTTTAGAAATTATAATGGTACCAATGTTGATGCAGAAGTAGGACTTAAAGTGGTTGGTTGGTTTAATGTTTATGAAGCCAGTACAATGATGGTACCTAATCAACCGGTTACAGCTACTACTGATCCTATACTTGATGTACGTCCTATATTTTTAAACATAAATTTAAAAAACTTTGTTAATAATATAGGTGTAAAAGAAGTATGGTTAAACTTCTACCCTATTAGTTCAGAATATTCATTAGTATCTTTGTACAATATACCTCAAAGTAAGTGGATCAATTTCGCTGAGTCTTATATGTCAAGCCCCACTACAGGCAATATATCTAATAGTGATAGAAGTAATGACGTATTACCTATCTATAATAGTACCTATGTTGTTTATGGATATAACTTAGGTAGAACGTATTCTGATAACATGCACAATCGTGGACATCAAATTGAGTGCGAGTTGTCGTATATTGATACGAGCGGTTCTTTACAAAACGGAAACTATTTGTTCTGGAACCAATTTGTCGGTATACCTTACCCCGGGGGTGGAATGCCTACTGGTAGAGTTGGCGATACGCACTTTGCACCTAATAGTGCTTCAGATTATGATTGGCAAAACGTAAGATTCATTGCATCTGATATACGCAATTGGGTACCTGTAGGTGGTAAACAAGAAATGGTAAGTTGTAGTATGTGGATGAACCTTACATACAATCTACCAAGTCAGAGTACGTACGATAATTCTTATATCGAAGGAGATGCTCAGTTTAAATGGCTTATGTTCTTGTTTCAGTCTATACCAGGTTATAATAACAAGATCCCATTTAGAAACACTACATTAACAGACTGGTGGGATATATTTTATAATTGGGACGCTGCTAACTTACAGAACAGAAACCTCTGGCAATAAATTATTTATTCTCTGCTTTCTTAGCCTTAGCTTCACGCTCTGCAAGGAATGCGCGTTGTGCTTCTAACACATCTTGTATACGATTAACCTCACCTTTAGGGTCTTCTACTACTGGCTGTTTAGGTTGGTTGAATAGTATTTCGCTTGATTTCATATCGTTATTTACCGTTACTGAAGTGTTAATTTGTACTGAGTTACTGCTTTGTGTAATTGTATTAGCTTGATTTTTCGCTTTATAGTGATAATATATAAGGTACATTAAGACAATGACTGCAAAAACAATAGCTACTATATTAGCAACGATATTCATTGGATGTGTTATAGTATTTATACCTTTTGCTTTTATTTGGTCTCTTAATTCGCTTTTTCCATTGCTCTGTATACCATATAATGCAAAAACATGGTTGGCATCAATGCTATTATTTTCTCTGTTTAGCTCTCCGTTGATTAAAGCAACAACGGCAAGAGCTCAGTAATTAGGACGTACCTGAGGGTGTTTAAGGGTGTTTAAGGTGGTTTAGGGGTGTCTCTCGGGTACGTCTTTTTACTTACTATTTTCACCTCTAAAGTATAAATATATAAGTGAAAAGTTTTAACGAGCGTTTAAATAATTTATCAGAAATCCATTGTTGGAAAGGTTACCATAAAGTAGGTACCAAACTCAAGGGAGGTAAACGCGTTAACAATTGCGTTAAAAACGAAAACACAGAAGAAGCAGAACTAACAAGCATCATTGATGATTTTGTAGCAAATGCAATTGAACATTTAGGTATTAAGACCCCGCCAGAGATTACTCTTAATAAAGATAAGGAATTAGTTTTAAAGCTCAAAGCAATGGGTAGCTATATGCCGAGTGAACATAAGATCTGGATATACACTGGTAATAGAAACACTGCAGACATTATTCGTACTTTAGCACATGAACTGGTACATGTTAAACAGAAAGAACAATTAGGCGCAGAATCTTTAGATGGTTCTACTGGTTCAGATAACGAAAACGAAGCCAATGCATTGGCTGGTGTCATGTTACGCAAATATGGCGCAGAAAACCCTCACATTTATAACTAAATACTATTATGCCTTGGAACTTTCGTAAAGTAGGTAATAAGACTTGTGCTTATAATAAAGCTACAGGTAAGAAAAAGGGCTGCACTACTGGTAGTGCTAAGGCTTATAAAGCAGCACTATATGCTAATGCTTTAGAATCAAAAACACCTAAAAAGATTACACAGAAAGATGTAATGTCTGGTATACGTAAGAGTATGCCACCACCATCTAAGTCATTTAAAGATAAATCAAAATACAATAGAAAGGATTTTAAATCATTTAAAGACTTCTTTAACGAAGATTATGCACCTAATACACCTTGTATGAATGGTGATCAAACTGGAGTACAAGAAGGGGAATATGATCAAGGTCAAAGTGAAATTGCTCTTAACGATAGTATCGATAAAAAGCAAATTATACATGACATTGTAAACGATTTAGAAGATCTTGCTTCCAATCATGATTGGAGTAAACCAGTTAATGGTGATTTGTTACGCGCTATGGGTGATTCATTGAAAGAGGTTGGTATTGAACCAAGCGATATTTATGCATCTATAGATGCTTCACCTGGCAATCAAGAACAGTTTTTAATTACCGGTCCAAGTTCGTGGAAGGGCGGTAACGGAGCATTAAATGATTTAAAGGCTATCTTAGACGGTAAAGAACCAAAAGAAGTAGAGGTAGGTGAAGATGAAAGCGATCCTGCTCCTGATTTACCATTCGGTACAACATCAATGGGAGATCCATTAACACAAGAAAATTTTATTGATCATAAAGGTCCTGGTAAGCCAGGTGACAGTAAACGTCATGGTATTAAAAAGCACACCAGTCTTTCAGCTTTAGATAAAATCGTACATAGCAAGTCTGCAAGCCCACGCAAAAAACAATTAGCACATTGGCAAGCTAATATGCGTAGAGGTAAAGCTAAGCACCATCATTGATTTATTAAAATAGTTAGTTAATATATTAGTATGAAAAAGATACTAATAATGGGACTACCTGGTGCAGGTAAAACAACTCTATCAATAGAGTTAGCTAAATTATTAGGAGCTACTCATTTTAACGCAGATGAAATACGTAAAGAAATTAATAAAGATCTTAAGTTCTCACCTGCAGATAGAATTGAACAGGCTCGGAGAATGGGTATTTTGTGTAATATTGCTACTCGCAATAATAATTTTGCAATCGCCGATTTCGTATGCCCTACACCGGAGACCAGAAAAGCATTTGGAGAAGCATTCATAGTTTGGGTACATAGAATACCAATTAGAAATTTTGAAGACACTACTAAAATGTTTACCCCGCCTGATAATGCAGATGTGGTGGTGACAGATGAAGGTTCAGCACTATATTGGGCAACCAAGATAAAAAACATATTAGTACCTACTTTTAATCCTAAGAAACCTACAGCGTTTATGCTTGGTCGTTACCAACCATTTCATGAAGGGCATAAAAATCTTATCTTAGAAGCTTTAAAACGCACCGGTCAAGTTTGTATTGCTATTAGAGACACTCAAGGTACGGATGAAAAGAACCCATTTAACTTAGATGAGGTAGAAGCTAATATTCGTACCGGTATGAGAGGGTATGAAGGTCAGTATACAATAATACGTGTACCAAACATTACTAATATATTCTATGGTAGAGATGTGGGTTATAAGATTGAACAAATCGATTTAGATAAAAAACTACAAGATATATCTGCAACAAAAATACGTAACGAAATATTAAAATGAGTGTAGCTATAATAATGCCGTATTATAATGAGAAAGAGCTTCTCATTAAATCTATTCGTGCAATACAGAAACAAACATATAAAGACTGGCACCTATTTTTAATTGATGATGGTTCACAATACAATTATAGAGCACATCAAGTTTTAGACTATTTGGCTATTGAGCCGACTAACGTTACATACGTTTATAAGAGTAATGGTGGTGTTAGTACAGCACGCAATACAGCTATAAAACTAATTAAAGACTGTGACCCGTATAGATATGTTGCTTATTGTGATGGAGATGATGTGTGGAATGAAACCTATCTTGAAAGTCAGATACAAGCTCTATCACAAGGTTATGATGTGGTTTATTGCCCTGTAAAGCACCGCTTTGTAGATGGTAGTGTAGCTATACCCTATGGTATAGCGGATTACCCAGAGTATCCAGGTTTACAAGCATTACTCAAAGGTAACTTCATTTATGTATCAGGTACAGTACATAAATGTGAATGCTTAGATGTAGGTTACTTTGATAACAATTTAAACGGTATTGAAGACTGGGATTATTGGTGTAGAGTAGCAGAAGCTGATTATACGTTTTTTAAAAATCCAAATGCATCTATCATCTATACTGTTAAACCAAACGGTAATGGTGCAAAAGGTAATAAAGAAGTTTATGATAAATTTTACCTTAAACATGGTAAATATATTGTAAATGCGTAATGCTTACAAAGTTTTAGCTGAAAAATATAACACTCTCTATACAGAAGAAAGAGTAGTAAAGCAGACTCCTTATACTAAGGATGAGTTGAGCGTACTTAAAACTATGTTTGACTTTGAACCAGTAAAAGACAATCCAGCGCAACTAAGACGCATTGTAGCAGCAGGAGAAGTAGAAGATATTATCAAATACAGTGATAACACTTTTGTGCGTATGACGGAAGATGGGAGAGGTGTTTTTAAACACGAATACAAGAGCTTTTTTGAATTAACAAAAGCTTTAAATCTAATATACAAACCCAATCGTTTATACGCATCAAAACAAGACCCGCGAGGCAAATCAATGCCAGGCGGGTCTGATCTATCTACTGGAGGCGATACTGCGCCTCAGTTTAGGTAATTAATTAACGGTGCCAATGATGGCGGTACATATCTTCACGGAATGCATAGCCGTAACGGTGTTGATACCAACCTAAAAACACTCTATAATCATAATAGGTTGTTACCCACTGTACACCATTCCATTCTTGAACATATACATATTGTGGGTGACCCCACCGATCTAATGGACCCCAAACATATTGTATTGTAACAGGTATTGGTGGTGGGGGTGGAGCTTGAACTACTACTGGAGCAGGTGCTGGTGGGGGTGGAGCTTGTACAACGATCACTCTGGGTTGATCATTAGCATGATCAGCTGCGCTACCAATCATTCCTCCAATTAAAGCACCAGCAACGGCGCCACCAACAACGTTATGGTGGTATTGATTACCAATTACACCACCAACAACAGCACCGGCTGCAACACCTTCTGCTGTGTGTTCTTGAGCTTTAGCTGGAACAGCCAAAGCTAATACAATTAAGGTTAATACTAATTTGTTTTTCATAGTTTAAGATCAGTTAAAATATTTATAAAATATTATAGAGTCACTCTTTTAAAAAGCAATAGGGAGGTAAATATATTTTGTAAACAAATCCTCTACATACCGTGTCTAATATCCTCTTCATACTCAAGCGCCGCGAAGATTACAATGCTGTAATGCACTCTAATATTGGTTTAAGTACCGGCCTTTTTAATTCAGCAAGCTTCGTAAACGACTTATTAAGTCGTACCGGCTTTACATCTAATTTAGTTGTTGTAACTGATAACAATGATATAGATAGAGAAGTTACTAAATACAAACCAACCCATGTTATCATTGAGGCACTGTGGGTAGTGCCTACTAAGTTTGCAGTACTACAAAAACTACATCCAAACGTGAAATGGATCATTCGCTTACATAGTGAAATGCCGTTTATGGCCGGGGAAGGTATGGCAATGGATTGGATAGGAGATTACTCCACATTTAAAAACGTTGTTATTGCATGCAATGCACCACGAATGCTTAATGAGGTTAGATTGTTTTTACGTGTTAAGAATAACTGGACAGACGAACAAACAAATAACAAAGTAGTTTATTTACCTAACTACTACCCACAATTCTATAGAGATGCTCGTCCGTATGATTATAAAAAACAGACAGTAGATGTAGGTTGTTTTGGTGCAATACGTTTATTAAAAAACCATTTAGTGCAGGCGTTTGCAGCTATAGATTTTGCTAATAGAATAGGAAAGAAGCTACGGTTCCATATAAATGCTGGTAGAATAGAAATGAAAGGTGAACCAGCACTTCACAACCTTAAAGGGTTGTTTCAACATTTACACGATCAAGGTCATGAGTTAATTAATCATAATTGGACACCTCGTGAACAGTTCATCGATCTTTGTAGTCAAATGGATATAGGGTTACAGGTTAGTTTTTCAGAAACATTTAATATAGTATCTGCAGATTACATATCACAGGGTGTGCCTGTTGTTGGTAGTAATGAAATACCATGGTTAACAAGTGATTGGTTTTATCAAACCAGCTACTGCGCTAACCCTACTGATAGTAAGGATATAGCTGATAAAATGGTATTAGCATATAAAAACCCTAAGTCAAATGTTAAACAAGGACAAAAGTCTTTAAGACAATACACTAATAAGACTGAGTCAATTTGGCGTAAATATTTTGACAATCATGAAAACCCATAAAGTAAGAAAGCACACCTGGAAAGATGGTGTTTTAAATACCACCGATCACATATTTTATTCAATTGAGAGTGCTTTGCATTTTTGCAATGATAAGCGTAATCATACAGGGGTAGATGTTATTAAAGTTATAACACCAGAAGGTGATGTAGCACATAGCGTTGAACTTACAGCTGTAGATACAACTAATAACTACGCTTAATACTTGATTTTTGTTTCATATGAGTTACAATAAACAATATGAAACACAACACAAAGGTAGATCAGGCTGTTAAGGACTACGCTAATGATATAATTAACGTAGTTAAGCAGTCCAGATTTGACATTGAAGTTGACTTAGAGTTTGCACCTGCAGCTAATATAGGTGAAACTGAAGAAGCATGTTCCGCTATTATAGCTTCTGATATTGGTATTGTGGTAGTGTGGCCAGACTTTAAAAAGGGGTCTGCCCGAGCAGCTATATTTAAGGTAGGAGAAGCAGAGCGTTTAGAAAAAGAAGGATTTGACCGTGATTGGATTGATGAGCACGGACAAATTTACGGAGCACTATTGCCTTACGACAAAAAGAACGTTAATATACTTGGTTACTATTTATCTCACAAAATAAACGAAAACTAATTTATGGCTACAAAAGACAAACCATCTATTCATCCTGAAGTACTGAAAATGTACAATTCCCCCAATTACCGTAAAAAGGTAAAGAGAATTGTAACTGCTATTAAAGACCACCATGGTATTAGTGGTAAGATTAAAAAAGGCTTCCCTAAGCTTAGTCCTAAAGCTACTGATAAGCAAAGAGATGCACACAACAAGCAATATGCAAACAAGCCTGTTGTAGTTACTGCTCATTACTTTGCACAAAACATTGATACACATCAAGAACGTAGACTTTCAAGACCTTCAGAATAAGCTTGCTTTATATTATAAAGTAACCATACTATAGGTATGAATATTGATACCAAACTTGTTACCGTATCCAAATGCGGTAAATACGTTTACCCTGTAGATGCAATCTCAGGTGCTAAGACATTTGCACCCGTAGATTACTTTATTAAAAACGTTCAGGACAATTATGGTGGTAGTCAGGAACGCTTTGTAAAAGAGTACATTACCAGAGAGACTAAGAAGTACTTGGCAGCTGGTTATACTGCAGAGCAGATTAGAGATATGGCTTCTAAATGTAAGAATAACAAGCTACCAAAAATTAACGTTAAGTTAAAACCACATCCAAACGCACCTAAGAAAGAAAGGCGTAAAAGGTTAGCTTCTCATGCAGAATCTACCACCACTACTATCAATAGTGACGGAGAAATAGAAAAAGTAAGAGTCTATCCTTGGACTGGTAAACCAGATTATTTTAGAAGCGATCCTGCTGTAACAGATTTAGCGGAAACAACTAAGGAAGCTTGTCTTTGCCCTAACATATATTTAGATGACGAGTGTCACGGTTGCAAATACTACGATATCTGTCAATGCTCGCTTAAAGTTTAGAGATATTTAATAGTTATAATATCACCTTTATTATAATTTTTAGATTTTCTTTGTACCGTATAAGAGTTTAACACTTTAAGTTTATCAAGTATAATCTGAGTCATACCATCTCTGATTGCATCGTTTTTACATTTATACTGCTTTTTAATAGTTGTATTATCTATTTTTTTAATAGTAATAGCAAGCGGATGAGAATTATTTAACAAATAAGATTGGAGTCTTTTAGCTTTCACTTCAGGCCACAATAAATTAGATTTACCTGACGCGTATAAAGCCTTATTAGCTTTACTCGCGGCTTTATTAGCCTTTATTTTAATTGCAGGGGTTTGCAATATAAACGTTCCATTCTTTACTTGCTGTTTCATACGTTTACTATTATTTATAGCCGCAGTGACACTACAGCCCCCGTCTCCACCTGTCGTCATATTGTATCCGTTAACATTCGTATTATATTTTTTAATATACTGTTTCTCTGTTTCACTCAGTAATTTAAGATCAGATACATTTTCTTCTAACACCGCAATTAAAAAGTTGTTCCATCCGTGCTTACGCAAAGATCTTAATATTAAGCTTTGTTTTTTAGGGTTTTTTATATCATATTCATAAGTTTTACGTCTTATTACCCATCCGTGCTTTGTTTTACCTATATATGCTTTTTTAGTAACCTTATTATAAAGCATATAAATTATCATTTTTGCATTGCTACATTCATTTACAGGTAATAGTTTAATATTAGTGTCAAGGTCCATAAATATATTTATTATAGCAGCATTGCTTTTTTTATAAAACACTATAATATAAATAAATAAATGAGCAGAGAAATAATTAATACATTTATTGATTTGGATGAAACTTTGGTACATACCCTCGGGTTCAAAACCATTGCAGGTGATATGGAAGAACAAGGCGATCTTGAGTTCTGTGACAAGCCTGTAACAGTATCATTAAGTAAAAAAGAACACTACGTTACTGTATTAAGACCAGGTGCAAACTATCTTTTATTTCTCTTAAGAGAGGTAAGCCACGTTTACATGCTTACAAGAGCACATAAAGACTATGCTCAAGCTATGAACAGTGCCTTTAACTTCGGGTTTACAGAAGATAGGATCTTTGATAAGGCGTATGTAAAGGATTGGAAGTATAAAACACCTGATGTAAAGATAACTACCGGTAGAAATGTTCTTATCGATGATTTAACACCCCGTGACAACTTTGAAAAAATTGCTTTTATTAAAAAGTACGGTACTGTTAAGTATATTAATGTGCCAGCTTTTTGGGGCAATAAAGATGGAGGCTTTACTCAAAGCTACATAAAAGATATGATTGATGATATAGTTAGTAGTTGAAAACTAACTACGCTTAGTAAATCATTAATATGGCACCTAACCCGGATTTAATAAAGATTCTGCAAGAACATAAATGTAAAGTAGCTTTTAAAGAGATTGACGAAAGAACGTTTTACCTTTGGATACGTTATGATGAATTAGTAAAAAACAAGCCCAATCAAGGGTTTGAAGTGTGGGGCCGTAATCAACAGGTACTTGATAACATAGCTACTACAGTACGTCGTTATTATCCGTTAGCTGAGCTATCTTCTCAAGATGCAAGAGCATCAGTAGTTTACAAAATTGTTGGTACTGGTGTACAACCTATTAAGATTGATAACACTAAAGCCACTAAACCTGTTAAACGTAAGTAAAATCCCATACAGGATTAGTAAATAATCTATATGGCATGCTCAAGATATGATTTATACTATGGTGGTACAGCAGGCGCTGGTAACGGTGTCTTAACGGTATCTTACCGTAACTGCGGTGACCGCACACCTATGACAATATCCGTAACCGGTGGCTTGTCTGGTGCTTATTATGGCCAAGTTATAGCAAGTACAGATTATGATGTACCGAAGCTCACTACTACGGTAGGGTATGCCTCTGCTGGTGGTGCACCAATAGCTGGTATGGTATTTAATGTACCAGTTGTTCCTTATGCAACTTATGTTGTTAGTAACGCAGTAAGTGCTTTAAGTGCACATGGTTTAGCGTACCCTACTTCTTAACAGTTGTAGTTTATAGTTCGTGGAGTAAATTTTTAAAAAGAGTTAATCTATGGACAACACAAGCACACCAATTCCACAGCCAATTCCGCCTCCAGCTGCTCCACCAGCACCAATTTTAGCTTCACCTGCAACAGCTCCAGTCCCGGTAGAAAAGGTATGGCCAAAGCCATCAGTATATGTACCTGAATCAAACGGACAACCAGCTATGCCTTCAGTGTTAAAGATGGCTGGTAATTTAGCATATACCGCTGGTGCAGCAATCGGTAATGCAGTCATTCATCAGCAGGTAATGGCTTCAGATGATGTATATAATAAAAGAATAGAGACTTGCACCAACTGTGACGCTCTTGATAAAAATCAATGGAGATGTTCTAAATGCGGTTGTTTTATGAAAGCAAAAGCTAAAATGATTGCTGCTAAATGCCCTCTATCAAAGTGGACTGAATAATTTAAATGGACGCACATTCACACAACCTCTTAGAACCTTATTACGCAGATGGTGGTAATCTTTATCACTACAACTCATTGCGCTCAGATGCAAGCACTCCTGAAAGCTATTTTAATGTAACGTTTACTCGAGATGTAATATCATCCGGTATTGTTATTAATATAACTGGTATTACTGGGTCAACAACCCCTACTGCAGATGACACTACATTCTTAACAAATGAAGTTAATAGCTTTGTAGGTATACCAGTAAATGGTACTGAGTGTCAAACTTTAGGGTGGGCGTATCTTGGTAACACTGACGCTAATAAAGCAGATATTGATAGTGCAATTACATCAGCTACTGCCTCTGGATATAGTTTCAAGTCTATATTTTATCATCAAGGTTACTTTGTACATGGTTGTGCTGATACAAAGCAGTTTTACGATCAAAAAACGTAAGGTTGATTAACAAATACGTCTGTTTAATTATTTAAATGGACGTAAAGAAAAACATAACTGTTATTGGTGGTGGTACCGCTGGATGGTTAACGGCGTTAACTATGCTACAGATTGGTCCACCAGACCATAAAATAGTAGTTATAGAGAGTGACGACGTAGGTATTGTTGGTGCAGGAGAAGGTACAGTTCCATTTTTTCCTTCTCATATGTTTAAGGTATTAGGTTTAGATTTTCATGAGTTCTATAAAAGAACAAATGCTACGTTTAAATATGGTACACAATTTATTAATTGGAATGGAGATAATGATGATTATTTAAATTCATTTTCTCATCCTAATAGATTAGATTTACTCAAGAGAATGCTTGAGAGTGTTAACAGTAATCAACCTATAAAGAAAGGATGCTTTTTTTATAAGAATCTTAAAAACTCTCCATTTGCTTTTAACACTCAAACTAAAAAATATGATATGATAATGCCTTATGCATTTCATTTCGATGCAGAATTATTAGCAAATTATTTAAAAGAAGTAGCTATTAGCCGTGGGGTAATGCGAATAGAAGGTAAAGTGAACTCGTTTAAGACTGATGGTAACGGTAATATTAACAAGATATTACTTGAAGGTGGGCAACAAGTAGAGACCAGTTTCTTATTTGATTGTACTGGGTTTAAAAGAATGATTATAGGGGATTACTATAAGACAAAGTGGTTAAGTTATGCTAAACACCTACCCGCTAAAAAAGCTATTGCTTTCCAGCATAAAATAGATCCTAATAATTACAATAACTCAACAGCTGCAATAGCTATGAAGTACGGGTGGATGTGGAAGATACCTTTACAATCACGCTATGGCAGTGGTTATGTGTTTGATTCAGATCATATAACAGCTGATAAAGCTAAAGAAGAAGTAGAGCAGTTATTAGGTCATGATATTAATGTATCACGTGCCTTTACATTTGAAGCTGGTCAATACGATAAAGTATGTGTAAAGAATTGTATTGCTGTAGGTTTATCGACTGGGTTTGCAGAACCATTAGAAGCTACTTCTTTGTGGGCAGCTCTTATGCTACTGGATGTAGGTATAAGAAGTACGTTTAAAAATATCTTCATTAATATAAACGATCAGAAGCCCAAAGATGAATTGAACAACTTTTATATAGATGTAGTGAACCGCTTTTTACCAGCAATACAAATACACTACCTTACAAAGAGAAAAGACACTACATTCTGGAAAGACTTTAAGAAGAATAATGTAATACTTGACAGTATTACTGAATTAATTAATAGACATAAAAAGATACCTTTAGAGTTAGATCCTTTAGTTAATGAGATGAAAGTACCACCTTTTGGTGTGGAGCAATGGATAATGATATTTGAAGGTCAGAAATTACTCAATAAAAAGCTATACCCAAGTTCTGTAGAAAAGGTAGCATCAATGCCTATACCTACATGGGAAATGTTAATTAACGATCCAGTAAGAGGTCCTTTAATACCTAATAGTATTTTTAATAAAGGACTTACTAAGGACTGGGTGTTCGGTAACGTTTAATTACTTCGAAGTGGCTCTAAACACTCCATCCCAATCAGCTGGTAAGTTGGCGTTTCTAAGTTCATTAATTCTTTCTATCATATTTTCATAATAGTGAGCTAATTCTGGATTATAAGTTGTTAGCGATTTAGCTAATTGTATAGCATTATCCCAATTTTGTACTCTGTAATCAGATAAGAACCCGTTATGTATTTGCCCTACATAAGGTTTCTCCATTGTAATAAAGTTATTCTGTACAACAGTATATATCTTTACACCTTCCTTTTTACCTTTAACAGCAATACAATCTAATTCAAAGCACTTGTATTTGTCTTTAACGTATTCGTAGGTCTTAGGACCTATTACTATCTTTACACCATAAGGTTTAGATTGTCCTTCTAACCTCGAGGCCAGATTAACTCCATCGCCCAAGCAAGTGTAATCGAAACGCTGAGTACTGCCCATATTACCAACAACAACAGTATCTGTGTTGATTCCAAGACCCATACCAAAGGCTGGGACACCTTCTTGAGCAATTTCTTTATTAAACTCATCTAAATTATTTAACATTATCATTGCTGTTTTCAATGCATTTAATGCATGCTCTTTATCATCTAATGGTGCATTCCAAAAGGCCATTTGTGCGTCACCTATATACTTGTCTAACGTACCATTATTATCTAATATAGCCTTAGTCATAGCAGTCATATACCGGTTCATTATCTTTGTTAGTCCTTGTACGTCTTTACCATAATGCTCTGATATAGTAGTAAAGCCTCTCACGTCAGTAAACATAATAGATAACTCTCTACTATCACCACCTAACCTCAATAAGTCTGGATTCTCTTGCAACTTCTCAACCATTGCTGGTGATAGATAGGTACCGAATTG